AAAAGGGAGATATATGGTAAGGGGTGGCCATCCCCCCAGAACTTTTCCACAGTTTTTCCACAGCTTTTCCACAACCCACCCCAGTCCCCACAAGGATAGTCAAATTTAGGCAGTCTCATCCTGCGAAAAAAATGAGACACCTAGATTCGGCGTTCCCCCAACACCCCAAAAGCAACTCACCTCCACAAGCCCCCACAACAGGCCCCCAACACCCCCTAAGGTACACAGACAGCTAAACAACCCAACACAGGCCTTCCAGCCCCTCCCAGGCACCTCTCACGCAACATCACAGCACAACCTTACAATACAGCGAATGAACCCTCTGCGGATATCCAAATCTGAGGGATTGGGTCAGGTCAATCTTTTCGACATGGCAACCAGTGGTCTCTTCGAATTCACGGATGCTGGCCAGCAGGGTGTCCTGTAACTCGTTACGCAGTTGCTGTACACGGTCAATATCAAATTCAGGCTTGGGTTGGGTGTCCATAAAAAAAAGAAAAAAAAACTTGCAACCAATTCTGCCAAACAAAAAAAATCACAGAAAGGGGTTTCTCTCAGACTCTCTTCCCCAAAGAGTAGTAGTAGTAGGAGGTAAGATATCTTAGAGTAAAAGAAGAGAAGTTACCTTAAGGTAATATTAGATTATAGATATTATATATTATATATTATATATATTACTCTATAGACTATTCTTACCTATAGTAACCTATAGACTATTCTTACCTTTCTTTCTTTGTCCACTTTCTTTCTTTGGTGGAAGAAATAAAATTGACCCTAATAAAGAGTTCATGCGGATACAATTCATTCATTGCTGGATAGCTCATCAACTGCTTGATCATATTGGCTAATTGCTTCGTCAAGTAGCTGATCAAAATCAATATTCTTCTTCGGTGGCCTCATCTTCTTTGAATCAAATGTTAATGCTGCTGAATTACTTCCTTCCGCAATCTTCACCTTGGTTCCGAATGCCGTACCACTCGGTTGGATGTTGACCGAGTTATGTGATTCCAACATCACTGAACCCATGTCGTTCTCAATCTTTAATTGCTTGGTCTTGGCCAGCAGGTCAATTACTTCTTCTTCTGAATCTGGGAATTGATTCTTTGACATTGTGTTTGGAAACCTAATAAATGGTGCGCTCGTCGGGATTTGACCGCGAGTAATTACCGGATGTCCGGCAGGGGCGATAGCGCTTCCCGCGATAGCACAGGTTCCGGGATGCGTCATGATGGATTCGTTTCCACCACGCTTCGTGCTGCTGCTTAGGCTGGTCGGTGTCGTAGGGGACCCCGCGATAAATAGCGTCGGCCATGATTCACCATTTGGTAGATTCCAAAAGGCGTTCCTTCGGTTGTTACCTACTTCCGTTCGCTATTTGAGCATAGCGAATGAACGTATTCTAGTTTCCCTTTAAGCTCCTCAGTCATCTTCCATGAATTGCCCCTGGAGATGTTGCCAGCGAAGCAGTGTCGGGATTGCGCTAGGCATGACACCAATTTCGGAGATAACGATCTCAAACCAATCGGCCATCGCGTCGATTGCCGCCGTCACCTTGGGTGAGTCGGGAGCGTAATCAAGTGCTTCGCCAACCATTATCTGTAGCTTGGTGTGTTTTGGATTTCTAGTCATCGGAAAAGTCGTCATCATCGGAGTACCAATCGCCAATCACGGCTCGCAGTGCCTTGTACTCACCCCAAGTCATCGAGGTTTGCTGGATTCCCGTCTTGGAGGTGATATGCACGTCGAATCCCTCGCCATTGTACCACTCGGTGACTTCCATGAAGTCATCTTCGGCGGCGAAGTAGTCGTGCTCTTTCAGTTTGACGAATCTTGCGGTGCGGTTGTATTCGTTGGGCATCATCAGGCTTGCTCCAGTTCGGCGGCAATGGCGTACAAGTCATTTGCGTCCACGACCAGCTCATACCACCCTTCGCCAGGGCAATGGATTTCGTAGGCAAGTGTTTGAGCAACAGCTCGCAGGGTAGCGGCGGCAATCACATGGGCGTCGTTGGGTGCTTCCTGTTCGACAGACCAATAGGCAGAGAAAGCAGCATCACGCACCGCCTGCGCAACGGGGGAGAGAGGTTTAGTCATTGAGTTCCGATCACGACAATTACAGCGAGTTAAACCTTCGATTTGGAATCCATCCATGCAGTCAAGCCAAGGAGCGTCGTCTTTATCGGGGAGATTGTGCTCAGTTATTGGGCAGTGCCTCCAGTTTATCGGCAAAATCCTCAAGCGTTGATACGCGAACGCCATGCAGGCATTCATCGTAGACATCATAGACGCATGCCAAGTGTCTGAGCACCTTGGCGATGCCCTGAGGGACGTTTCCACCCTCTTCAAACTCGTCGATCAAGCGTTGAGTGGAGGATCCTAGCTCGTAGGTTGACGCAAAAGCAAACTCGACATCCTCGTCTTGTTGGCGCGAGTTTTCCCTAGCCTCCAGCGCCTCAACCCTAGAGCGGAGCTCAAGGACGCAGGCATCAGTAGCTCCTATGGTTTGGCTTTTCGCCCACTCCTCGCATTCGGCCCATTGCTGGGATGGTGCCCTGTAATCAGTCATCGCTCAATCTCCTCTTCAAGTGCGACAGAGATACCCTGGAAGCTCGGGTAGTGCTCCCGGATCCATTGTGCCACCTCTTGGATGGCCCTGGAGGCCTCGGGCTCCCAATTAAAGGATTCGACACCTTCTGAAATAGCCGTAGCTACACGCATCAATAATGACCCCTCGGCCATCTTGCGGGCGTGGTCGAGGTGTTTAACCGGTCCTCTTTCGTCAATCAGTCCCTCAAGTCGTTGGACTCTCTCACGAAGCTCGAGCAACGCAATCTCCAACGAATAGGGAAAGTTTTGAGCCTCCCACTCCAGCTTTTTCCATTGCTCGGGTGTCAATTCGTACTCAGTCATTCCAGTGCCTCCAGGTGTTCAGGATAATGCATAAATTAGTGCACATGTACGCCAGTAAAATTAAAAATCGAACAAAGGCTACCTGATCGGCGAGCTCGTCGCGATGATGAGCCTTCTCGCCAAGAGCCTTTGCAACAATTCTCCACCAGTGTTTGAGCATTATGGCGCCTTACCCGAACCAGGAGTTTCGTCGGCCATTACTCGGCCATTGCTGGGCCAGCCGGCTCGACCATCCAGCTCGGCATACAATCTCCTGAGCCCTGTAACCAAGTACGCGTAGTCCCGTGCTTCGGTGACTGGCCCGAGTTTGTCACAGACATCACAAACGTCGTTCCAGGTAGAGGAGCAGCCAACGCTGTAAACCCCGTATTCATCGCCACACTTCTTGCAGCAGACGTAGGCCCGCTCCAGTCGTTTGATCATCTTTATAATTTCAGCCTTTTTCATTGACCTTCTTGGCTAGCTTAGCTTCGATGATCTCTGCCAGTTGGGCAAGAGTTGGCTCTGGCCTATTGGCCTTCTTCGCTTCTGCTGCAACGGATCTCATGCATCTCACCATTGAGACAACCCCTTGGTTGAATCCCTTGGTTAGAATTTTATTGAGCAATTCCTTTTGGGTCGCCGTCAGTTCGGGGGTGTTCATGGTAAAAAAAATAGTTAGTTGGTCGCCCGAAGGGGGAATGAATTAGCTAAGAGCCGAAAACATTTTGAATCGGGTCGATTGTAAAACGTGGGCCGCCTGAAGAGGGGCTGAATCAGCTAGAAGCTGAGAACAATGTGAATCAGGTCGATCCGCCACTCAATCAGGTTAGGTCGCCGTAGTCGCGGAACAACTTAGCGAGCTTCAGCCATTCGCGGTCAAAGCCATTACGGGCTCGAGCGAACTCATTAATGAGTTCCGGAGTAATCAGATCGTTCATTTTTGGCTTGGAAATGTTCAACGCCTTGGCGATGAAGGTCGGACGGGCGTTGTTCATCATATTGGCACGGTGAATGCCGCTTTTCCGGCACCGGTAAGGGCTGCTGTCAATGAGTGCCCTCAGGTAAGCATGACCGATCGGCCGGCCAACATTGTCGACACGCACAGTCCCGTCCAGGTTGTGGGTCATCATTAGCAGTGTGACGGTCTTATAGCGATTCCAACCCCCTTTGTTAATTGTGCCCGGCTTTCGGGATGATTCCTTGATGTCTAGGATTTCCCGCTGCACTTCGGTCAGTCTTGGCAGTAATCCGGTCAGGATCTGGTAGGACTGAATCACCTGATCCCGATCCGCAGGATAGCCGTGGTTCTTCAACCGCAGCAGGTGATAATTCATTTCCTTGCGATGCTCCTGAACGGCCAGCCGGATGGCCTCGGGAATGGTGCCAGCATCCTTATTTAGGCGCATCAGGCTCATGTGAGGACGTGCCTGATGATATGCCCGTATCGCGACGATATCATGAACACCGCTATCTTTCTTCGCCTTTTCTGGATCGCCGTAGGCGAATCGACGAGCGTTTGGTGTAATTCTTTCCGGCCACGCTAGGGGCGTAATCTTGCACTCGCTGACCCTGTCGCACATGGCGTAAAAATTCTTCCACTGTTCGGTGGTAAAACGCTGTGCTGGGCTCTTGAGTGCGCTAATGGTGTGGGCGAGCTCGACGATGATTTCGATCTCGTCGTTACTCGCTGTAGGCAGCTCCGCCAGCCATTCCCCCTCGATAAATGTGCTATGCGACAGCTTATAGGCCTTGTCGGCATCGCTGTGCAGTAGCCACATGCCATCGGGCTCTTGGTCGATGTAGATGCTGAGCTTCGTTTCCATTGCTGGGGTTGGGTTGGATTGATCGAGCCGGGAGCTTACCATTCGCCTTCTTGGGTGACAGAGACCAACTCAAGGCCTGGAAGCAGCTCCTTGGCAAGGATCGTAGCATCGGCTGAGGATTTTGCAACAAGGTGGTACCGAAAGGGTACACCGTCGTTAAGGGCCGTCACGCGAAAGGTCAGGCCGAGGCGGGGGCGTGGTTTGGCCAGCTCCGGCAGAAGCACCCGGGGATAGGTCTGTCGAGACTTCATCTCGACGTAGCGAAGCTTATTCATCGCCATTGCCTCTCTGGGTAAACAGAAAGGATTTTGACGCTTGGAAGGATGTGGTGGGTCAACTCACGGGCGTGCTCTTCGCTAGTACATATGAGCTTGTACACGAACAAAGCGTCGTCGCTGATGGCGTTGACCCGAAAGCGCCGTAGGCGTCGAGTTGTTGCTTCCATGGTGTATGACCGAACAGACCTACCATACAGCCACCGCCCCGGGTCGTCAAGTGTGTTACAATTAACACGGTTCGAACCCGATGCGCTCCTAGGGCGCGTCGTCGGCAGTCCCAAATGCCAACCAGTTACGAAGGGCTTGCAACCCCCAGTAACGCAACGTCCCGCAGCGGCTTGCGCAGCCCTGTGGGGCGCAATTTCCTGTCCTCACCAGAGGATCGGGTATGGAGAAAGTACCTCGGCCTGAGAAACCGAGGTATTTTAATGGTAAGATGGCACAGGCATAAACCGCATCATGTCTGCCTTCGTCACTGCCGATACGCATTTCGGCCATTCAAAAAGCCTGACCTTTATCAAGCCGGATGGCAATCGCCTGAGGCCCTTTGATTCGGCCGAGGAGATGGACGAGCACATGATCGACAACTGGAATCGTGTCGTGAATAAGGGTGATACGGTTTATCACCTGGGAGATGTTGTAATACCTCGACCCAGCCTGGCGGTCCTGGAGCGGCTGAACGGGCGCAAGATCCTGATCAGGGGCAACCATGACCTGGGGCCACTCAAGGACTTCTCAAAGCACTTCGAGGATGTGCGTGGTGCGTTCTTTCATCCAGGCGACTCTGAGATGCGTGGTGGCCTGATCTTCACCCACGTCCCGGTTCATCCGTCATGCTTGTCGGGCCACTACCTCGGCAACGTACATGGGCATCTCCATAGCAATTTAATACAAAATGCTGACGGGACGCCAGACCCCAAGTATTTCAATGCTTGCGTTGAGGTAAACGGCTTCACGCCTGTTCCGCTTGAGGAAATAAAAACGCATTTCAAAAATATTGGTAGAATGTAGTCGCGGGGATTCCTTTCCGTACCAAGACCTCGGGACTTCTCACCCCGGGGTTTTGTTGTATATAATTACATTGTAATGACCCTGGTAAACTGTTTTCGATGCCAGGGCAGTATGTCAGCATTTAGCAAGACTATAGGCGGTGTCGATCCGTGGTCCATGCCAAGCGATGGAGTAAATGGCAAGTACATCCATCTGGGAGCGGACATCAAGAGTTGGGAGCGTCGGCAGTACAGCAAGGCCCGTCGCCGTGAGTCAAAGCGCCTGATTGAGACAGAGACAGCAGAGCTCGATACGCTATACTGAGAACACGCTTCCGTCGCCTATTGGTTAAGGCCTACAGCTTATAACTGTACGAACAGGGTTCGATTCCCTGCGGAAGCACTAAATATGGCGGTGTAGCCCAATTGGCAGCAGGCACGAAACTTAAAATTTCGAAAGTGTGGGTTCGAGTCCCACCACCGCTATTGAGGGAATCATAAATAAAACCATAGATCCAATGAAGAAGAAACCTGCAAAGATGACTTCTGCCGAGAAGTATCAATCCTTGAAGCGGCAAACGGAACAGGCTGGGATGACCGTCACTGAAAAAAGTGGCAAACTGATTGTATCGAGAAACAAAAATGGCCGCCAAAAAAGATCCAAGGCTTGAGCGAGCTGGCGTTGATGGCTACAACAAGCCAAAGAGAACGCCCAACCATCCGACCAAGAGTCATATTGTTGTCGCCAAAGATGGCGATACCATTAAGACTATTCGCTTTGGCCAGCAAGGTGCGGATACCAAACCACCGACTAAGGGTGAAAGTGCTGCTGATAAGGCAAAGCGGGCATCTTTCAAGGCGCGTCACGCCAAGAACATTGCCAAGGGCAAGACCTCGGCAGCCTATTGGGCCGACCGCGTAAAGTGGTGATGAAAAAGCCAGGACTTTACGAAAATATTCGCAAAAAGAAAGCCCGCATTGCTGCCGGCTCCGAAGAAAGAATGCGTCGCCCTGGTAGCAAGGGCGCTCCCACAGCAGCAGATTTCAAGCAAGCCGCAAAGACTGCCAGGTCAAAGAAGAAATAGGTTAGACCCAATCTTCACCATCGAAATTGAATCCCGGGAACTCTTTCATATGTTCCGCGAAGCCTGGTGGAATATCGCCAGTCTTGAAGAAGCAGTGCATGACGATGACAAACTCGTCTTCGGTCTCAGAAACAAAAGCTGGCAAGCGATCGGGTAGGGTTGTCTCGTAGTAAAACTCTACATCATATATAAATTCAGGATCTGACCATTCGATTACCTTGCTATAAAAGTCTCTCCTTGACGGGAAGCTCATCGTATAGGGAACGAACTTCCAGACGGGGGCAACCTTTTCGAAATCAACCATTTCTACAACTCTCTCAATCTCGATAGAATTCCACTATTTAATTATAGCAACTTATTACCGCCTAGAATGGTTGGCAGAATAAACCAGCCACGGATTCAAAGTGTCAGACTATAACGCGTATGGCGAACTGTACGACCAGCGCCCGGAGTTAGTGATTCATGATCGCCTGCGCCATAGCGGCACGATTCGCGAAGTCATTGACATGGCAAGGGAGAACAACTACAAAGTATCTTTCGAGCGCGGTCCATTCCGCCACGACATGTTAATCAAAAAAAGTGGGGAGAATACCGAGAGGCCGCAAAGTCACACCGTAACGTCTGGCCTGCGCTATTTCCGTCAACTGGGCAACCGAAACTACTGACGGCCCTCATTCTTGTGAATGTAACTTTTTAGCTCATGGAGATATAGTCGAAGTTCTTCGGCTTTATCCATATGCCACGAGTCGCCGGTTTCCATGAAGGAGCTAACGTGATTGTCGATGGCCTTCAGGATATGATGAATTGGCGCATTCCATGGGTCCCTGATTCTCGTACTCCAGGTTCTACGGAATTGATTGGGGTCCATCACCCGGGTTGCTTTGTAGGCAACAAAAGATATTTATAGGTTGCCTTGAGGCAATAAAAACCCCCTCGATGAGAAGGGGGCGTTTGCCTACAAAATCCTGGACTTAAAGTAACTGGCATTCGCCAAGCCTGCCTCAGCACCAGCCACCTGCCAGGATCACTCTTTCAGCTCGTACTCGATCCTGGGGTAAATCTCGTTAAGAGCTGCGCGCATTCCACAGCGGTCGCAAATATGTTCATATTTTGCTGGCCACGATGGGAACAGAATTCCGGTGCTAACCAGAGCACCATCGCCACACTCATCACAGATGTATGAGATCAGGAAGGACGATACCGGGTTAACTTCTTCAGGCAACTTCAGAGCTCTCAAATAGGTCCCACTTTCTTGCAATCTCAGGATCAACCTTCGTTGACCGGGTGTTCCAGGTGGAATCTAGGATCTCGGACGTTTCCGCCATGCACTCGATAACGTTGCTGGGAGAGAATCCGCAACCGAGGAGAAAACTTGCAACGCTTGAGATAACTGAACTGCAGTCGCGGTCATCGAATGAAACAACCGTGCAATAATCGCCACAGCGATAAGACAGAGTATACCCCGGCTGGATGCTAGGGCTGATCCCGTGATTAACATTGGTTTCCATTGCTGGTCCTGGTGGAAGGGAATGCTTCAGAGCCATCATACACCATTCTGTCGCCTTTGCCTGCCAGCGATCGAGCAAAAAGCTCAGAAAACCTCTCCATTTTCATTGGATGGACGGATGAGGGGCTGTCGGAGATGGCGCGACGCAATACTTGGAGCTCGTGCCACTCCCTTTCGGTCAGATCATCCAACCGCTGCGACGTAGCTGATCCGTATTGCATGAAAGATTCCGACAATGATTGCGCCACCTACGATACCAGAGACAACTGCCACTCTCGTCTCATGTGACCTAATTTTCGAATCTATTAAGGATTCGACCTCTTCCGGAGTCATCAGTCAGGTGGCAGCAGTGCTTCGAGGCGACTCTTGATAGTTTCAGTAATTATCTTGTCTATGTTTGACTGCACTTCCCTGATCGCCACATCAGCGATGTTGTAGAACTCGGGCGGGACCGAGGGTATTGGACGAGACGGGCACCAGATAGACCATGCCTTGTGAGCAATAACCTTTCGCAGCTCGCTGTACTCTAATGGCCTGGTTTCCATATCTTACCTTTGGTCCAGATAGTCTACCCGACTGATCAACCAACTCTGACCATCTTCACAGGCGGTCCAAAGAAGTTCGTCACCCTCTTCCCATCCAAGGTCCTCGATGAATTGCTTGCAAAAGTTGAGTACGAGGGCCTCCTCTCCCTCTTCGTCTATCTCCGCTGTAATCCATGACATTCCGGTGCTTTTCATTGTTGTGGACGGTAATAGGACTTCAGTGTATCAATATGCCGAAGAGCGGACCGAGGAACCACGTAGCAGGGTCTGTTCGATACGAATTCGTGTACCTTGGCCGCTGCTGGCACCTCAATACCCGTAATGTAACCATGAATGTAGGTCTTCTGATTCTCTATGGTAACTAGTACATACGTTTTAGTCAAGTCGTCATCTAGTTGTACCAGTAGATCGTAGTTGTGGCGACTGCGACATTTTACATCGATTCCCGGCAGGTCGCACGATCCGCGTACAGGTGATTGGTCTAAGTACAAATACTCCTCGGCGCCCAGATAGGCCGCTACCGCCAGTTCGGCCGCCGCGCCCAATAGGTGCATCTGCTGGGCTGCGCTGCCCTTCTCTGGGGCTCTGTTGCGCCCCTTTAGGTTCCTTTGTTCGTTGAATGACTGGCGACGTGCTCCTTCCGCCATGGCTCGTGCCCTTTGCTCGTCAGTAAAGGTAAATTCAACCACCAACAAAAAAAGAGCTACTTAATGATAGCAGCTCTTTGTTTCGTTGTGACAGATTGCTACGACAGCCTTGCGTAGCAGACCTTTGCAACACCTTGCCCTGGGTGCGCGATTTGGCTAAAGGCCCCATAGCTCAAATCCAAACCACGACCAGCAATGAAGGGACCACGGTCCGTGACTCGGACGATGACCGTTTTGCCGTTTTGCTGGTTGGTGACCTTCAGGCGTGTCCCGAAAGGGAGGTTTCGATGCGCGGTGGTAGTGCCATAGCCATTGAAGCGTTCACCGTTCGCGGTTCGTTGGCCATGGAATCCATCACCGTGCCCGTAGTAGGACGCAGCAGTGCAGGCCTTCGACGTAGCGCTGGCGGGCAAAGCGGAAAACAATGCCAATGCAGCGGCGCCGAAAGCGATTACAGTTTTTTGCAATGGTAAGTACAGAACTCAACACCCCTTCCACCAAGGGGCCAGGTCCAGAAATGAGTGGCAGCTAAGCTGGGAGTCAGGCCATGCTAACACACGACCATTGGTTTAGGGTGCCATTGTTAGCGTTTGTTGACTTTTGAGTCCAAAGGCCCTAAGGATCGTTGTAGCTGCCCTTTTTCTTGATTGCGCGGTGAATGACCGCAAAACTGAGGTACGCAACCAGCAGACCAGCAGTAATCGGAACCACAATGTCGTGGGTTAGCGATAATAATTCTGACGGAACCATTGGGTTACCACGTATTTAGAGTTTGAGACCGGGGGGAGCGCCTCGTGCATCGAGAAGTAATTCTCTTTGCCCAGGTGGTTCATGTTGTCCCACAGTAACATGGTCCCGAGGGTTGGCGTGATGGCCAAATCAATTGTTGGGAATAACGTAGCTCCGCCATTGATAACATCATTCAGATAGAACATTGCCGTCCATGTCCGCTGGCCGCCCTTTTGGGTGAAGCTTTCATAGGCAGAGGTTCGCGGAGTGAAGAAATCAGTGTGGCGACCATAGAACTCACCGATCCTGTAACGCTGCCCCTGAAGCGGTTCAGAATGTCGAACATCAATGTCGATTTGTTCAAGTACTGCCTTTTGCAGTAGCTTGGCCTCGGACTTGTATTCGGGCCATTCTTCCAGGCGGCACGTCGAGCTAGTCCGAACATCTTTCTGCGCCATCTTACCGCCAACAGTGACGGTTGAAGGTACGCAATGTTCATCGATACATTCAATGAGCTTCTTGCACAAGGCAGAATCTAGCACCGATGGGATGCAATAAATCTTGAGGTTGCTTTCTGGTAATAGGTACTTGGAGTCAGCTAGGATCTTCATTGGGCCACAGATTCCTCGACACTGATAATCTGCTTATCGGGCCAGACGACTCGGGACATGAACCATGCGTTTGTACCGCCAATACCTTTCACTTCTTTTGAGGTGCCATCAGAAAAGGTAACCGTATAACTGGCGATGTTTTCCCGTGGCGTCGGGTTACGGATTGTCTTGGCCCTGTTAGTCATCAATGTCAGCGGTCATTTTGAGACGCTCGGGATCCGGCTCGAGTTTGATATTGTGCGCGTAAAAAAGCCCGACGGGAACTTTTTCTTCACCCATGCCAAAATAGAAGATTTCCTCTACCTTGTCACGAAATACTCGGACCCCCTTGGGGAGCACGTTGTAGGATCCCAACGCGTCCAGCAAGCCATTCAGTCGTTCGACAATGGCTTCAGAGGGGCAGCCATCGCCTTCGAAACTTTGACCGACGCAGACGTTGACTGCTACCGGCTCGTCTTCGAAAGCCACGACCTCCATGATCTGCTCGCCGTAGACAAAGGCTTGATATTTTTTGGCCTTACCATCCTTGTGGCATTTAATGGTCGTATCACCCCTGTTGCGCTCTGTCGTGTAGTTCGGCAGAGCCAGGAACAGGTCCAGGCTGCCGCAGGCGAACTGGGTGAGGAAACGGTTTGACCTTGTCTTGCGTTGAAGTTCCATGGATCGAAGTCCTTTTGACCTAGGAACCGTAAACCAAATGTGACGGTCTGTCAAGCCCAGCCGCCTGAACCGGAGTAGCTGGCTTCATGGATGGGTAGCACGGCATTGAACTCGCCCGCCTTGAAGAAGACGTAGACCTCCTTCCACTCTCGAGAAGTGCTGGCAGGATACATCCGGGCAATGACGCTGCGCCGGTAGGGCTTCAGCCTTCCATTCTTGCCAGTTGGTTCCCACTTGAAACGGTCATACCATGCCTTGCTGCCTGCGTTTTCGACCATCTCAAACGAGCCACCCCAGTCGATCAAGTACAAGTGACCGTCCGGCGAAAGCCAGTAGTGGTCCATCACGTTTTCGAGATCCTTCGTCTGAAGCTCGCCCAAGAAATCTTCGCCCAACAGGGGGCACTGATTGTAGACCGTCGAAAAAAGTCCCATATCAGTAGCCCTTGACCCGACCTTCCTTGCGCATTCTCTGGACGGTTTCCTGGTAGCCAGGAGACTCTAGGCCCTGTTCGGCCAAGATCTTCGTCCAGTTCATGCCATAAGCCCTTCCGGGAGCGATGGGTAATCCTTGCTTGCCGGTTTTTTCGTTATCCACCAATGCTTCTCCTCGCTCGTCAGACGCTGGTAGTAGATCGTCAGCACCTGCTGCCATGAGTTTCCCCATTGATCAACTGCTTTGACAGCATAGCTCGGGCAGCGTGACGCGGCCATGTCCGGCACCAATCTAGGCCCAACTCGATTCCAGGCTGGCTGCTTGCCCTTCCATTGGAGGGAGCACGATGGCCAAGGAAGCTCCTCTCGGTCGTACAGCCGGCAGCAGGCACCCTCGACTTGATAGGCGAAGCCCTGGCCAGGGGACTTGACCCATCGACCCGGTTGCAGTGGATGATTCACTAAGCCTTGCTTGACAGCGAGCTCAATGATAGCACCTTGCCATCCACGATGGCCGTGCAGTCGACGAGGTAATCTTCGAATTCCTGAGTTGCGGCAATCATGGCGTAGACGGACTCAAACATGACCTCAATCACGTTTTGCCCTTCCTCGTGAATGAACTGATGCGCATGCTCTGGCTTGAATTCAAAACGAGCAACAATCATTTTTCTACCGGGTCTACTCCAGTATAGCATCTTGAAATAAAGTTAATGGCCTAACCTTATTTTGCTAAAGGATTCTGTGTTGCCGGTTCGGCTTTCCCGCTCGGGCCATCTGCGGGCTTTTGTGGCTGCTCTGGCTGCGGTGCGGGCATGTTGGCAGCAGCTTCTGCCATGCGTTGATCTTTCTCTTTCGAGATGCGCTTCATTTCATCCGCGATCTTCAGATCGGGATCAAGCACCCCTCCACGTTGCAGTTCGGAAAGAACCGTCTCGTGACTGAGGATTTCAGAGTTGAAGAAGTTAACAAGCTGGGCCATCCCGCTCGGATCGAGAGGACGGTTGATCAGCGAATCGTTTAGCACAATCCCGGACTCGGGCTTCAGCGTCTCTAATTCGCCCGCGTATGCCGCCCAGAGGCGCATCACCGTATTGAAAGCACTTACCTTGTTGCGGACCAGCGAAGCCACTTGAGAGGCCACCTGGGCCGCCCTCAGGGACGCCTCGGTCGCGGTCTTGATATTTGCGCCATAGAGGAAGTTCAGGCCAGAGCGGTCCATCAACATCTCGATGTGCTGAATCTCCGCTTGGTGGCGCTCCAGACTCTTACCAGTAGGCTCGGCAAAGTTAAATTCGCCACCTTCTCCCGGCAGATCAACGGCGGTATTCGGGCCCAGGATCAGAGGCATGGGTCGGCCGTCGGGGCCAACGGGTGCTCCCTTCCGCACGGGGACAGGCATCGCGCACTTGTGGAGCAGCTCTTGCAGGTCAGACCGCATTTGGTAATGCTGAATGCTGAGCTCTGCCAAGCCATTCATGGGCATGTCGCCCAGGGCGAATTTGCCGGTGGAAGATCCGTACCAAACCAAGGGAACAATCGGCAGCGAGGTCTGTACCGTTTGACCAACCTTGATCTGGATCCACTTGCCGTCTTTCTTCTCCATCCTGTACGCCTCAACCTGCCCAGGCTTGAGAACGTAGTAAATCGGCTCAATTACCGTCCCGTAACCATTGGGCGTGGGAATCGACCGCAACTGTCGGATTGTCGCATGGTGGATGAATTCGCGACCATTGACGTACTCTACGGCCCAGTTAATAACATCCTTGCGCTCAATTGTGATCAGGTACGGATGGCGACCGTCACGTTGCTGATCAAGAAAATTATCTGCCTGACCATCGGGCATCATGTCGACCATGATGAAGACACCACCATCCCTGATGGCATACTCGTCGCAGCGATTCCAGAAACTTTGAATACTCGAACCCTGCAGGTCTACGTTCTGCTCGTAGGTGGCCAGACTGGGCGGAGGATAGGCCAGTTGAAACCGGTTCAGCAGGCCAGCATACGCCCGAATCGAATCGCGATAAATGGGCGTATACGTAGAACGATGCAGTCGCTCAATGTAGGCGTTCTTCGGCTCTGCCGGCTCCTTGTGCAGATACTTGGCTTTAGCCCCGCCACGACCGCCGGTATCCAACAAGCTCCAGCAGTCAAGAGCCAGTTCAAGGCCCGGTAACATATCTACGAGTTCCGGCCGGTGGTAGCTCACCAGGGCAGGATCATTGGACGGATGAACAATCTGCATGGGGCGTCGCGCCTAAGATTTGCGCCAGGCCTCTCGCCATTGGCTGTTTTTAGGTTTCCAGATTATCATTTTTCTAAATCGCCATAATCGAGGTCGGGCAGGGCGTCCAGCACAGAAACCTTGGATGGCTGAGCACCAATGTCACCATGGTAATGACCGGTTTCGGCGTAGGAGCGAGTTGGCGTACTGTCGAGCCTCATGAATCGAAGCTGGCCGATGAGCATGCCCTTGACGAGGGGCAGATAATGGCGGCGATTCAGGTTCGACAACTCCAGGGTCACTTGTCCATGGAAGCCCGGGTCGATGTATCCCGCCAGCGCGTGTTCGTAGCCTTCCCTTCCACGCGAGGACTTCAATTGAAAGACGGCCTCCATGTCTTTCGGTACACGGATATACTCTTCTGTCGCGCCAAGCACGAACTCACCCGGGGCCATGAAATATGGTGAATCCTCGAGCGAGTATGGATGCCACCTTTCGCGCTTCTCCTTAGGGCCAATGATTTGACCCTCTATGTGAATGCCGACACTAAGCCGGACATCGTAGGACGCCGGATTGAGCTGTTCTGGGTTGAAACCCTCGATCAGTTGATGATTTTCTACCAGCTCAAGAATCTGATGATCGACAATCGTGCTCATTGCTGAAGTGCCTCGTACTGTTGGCGGTTCAGGTAAAATCCAGTTCCAGTTTCCGCTTTTCTTGCCCGTACCAGGATGTTCCAGGCGGTTTGGATTGAATCAATTCTGGCTGGGTTTTCTCGCATTTGAAGCCAAGTCATGGCCTCGTAGCTTGACCAAGCATTTTGAAATGCGAGCAACGCTATCTGCACACTTTCGCCGTAGTGGGAGTGGTCTTTGGCGTGGTCGTGTTTAGATGGCATCGCTCGCAGTCGAATTAGGTAGATCGCCCGAAGAGATCCTGAATCAGCTCAGGGCTGAAGACAAGGTGAATCGGGTCGATTGATTGAAAACTTTGCTGGCTGCCTGAAGAGATTCTGAATCAGCTAGAAGCTGAAGACAATCTGAATCAGGTCAGCCAGCTTAGTCGGCTACCCCATCTTACCAACCTGATCGGCGTCCTTACCCGAATCGAATAGGCATTTTGCGCTGTCACACCCAGCAGCACCCTTCAACTCGTATGAGTCATTGTCATACTGCTTGAGCAGGTCAAGCACGGTGACATCATCTGCTAGGACGCTGCGAGCGGCCATGACAGCAGCCATCCGCCGGTCGTAAGTGGCCTTGTCGATGGGTTCGAAGGGCAGCCGTGGGAAGGTCTCGTTCGCGTCGAAACGGGCCAGCAGGGCTGCCGAGATGTAACCACCATCCATCTTGATGTTTTCGTAAATCAGATTCGACATCAGGTCGATTTCATCTTCACGAAACTCCAGAGTGGCACTGGTGTTGTGAGTGGTGTAGAAGTTCTGTACCTGCATGTACAGCCCCCACTGCGCTTCGACCGGGAGTTGAGCCAGGTCGAACTCGTCGCAACCCGGGAGATTGGCCCAGCTTACTTCGGTCGGGATCTCAACCAACACTTCGCGCACCCGGGGATCGCTGATGTCGTCCAGCAGGTTGCCCTCATCGTCGCGGGCGCTCTGAGCAGGAATCACCGAGTAGCCATAATCCCGCAGGGCGCTGACCAGCGGATCGTTAACCCCAAACGTGATTCGGCGGATAAAGCGCTGGGCCTTGGGGGGATGCCAGCCAGGGGAGGCACCAGTGAGCAGACTCTTGGACCCCGCCGGCTGCACGGTGGTGTAGCGGTTAGGGATACGGATGCCAGCTTGCTCGCAATAGTCGACGACACCACGTTCTGCGGCGATTCGCCACTTCGTGAGGAATTGGCGCTCCAGCTCGGAGAATTTCCTCATCAGGCGTCCACACGGACGGCCATCCATCATCCATGCCAGCCATTCAGAGCCAAAGGCGTGGACAAAGAAATCAAATAGACCAGTAAAGCTAACTCCAACAATAGGATCATTTGTACGGCTATAATCAAGCCGCTCGGGTACGAATTTGTGCTGGAGCAAGGCTGCAACTTGGAGACCGCCAGCGTAAAAAGCCTTTTCTTGAGTTTCTGCATCGTCGGGGCGGATGGTATTAAGGTGAACCTCTGACAGGTTGCAAAGGTTGTCACGAAGGGCAATCTCTCCACATGGGTTCAAGCCATACCGCTCCATCCGGTGAGACAGGATTTTGTCGTCGGCGGGTTCGCCAACCTTTAGCGCCAGAGTCTTCAAATACTCCTTCGCTTCATCCTTGCCGCCAGCAGAGTAGAGGTTCAGGAAAAACTTTTTCTTCGCGGCATCGTCCAGCAGGTCTGCGTTAGCTCGGGCGACCATTTCCGGCACATACTGAATGGCACCTTCGCCAGACCAGTATTGTTTCGTTACAGCGTCCTTGATCTCTTTCAGTGACGGCTTGGTGTGATAGCAACGGGTGTGGTTTGCCATCCGCAGGGCTTCCTTGTCGGGATCAACCGACCAGTTCCCCTCCTCGTCCTGTTTGTAGAGGCCTTCCTTCGCGACAGCGGCTTCATCATCGTGGGCGCTGAATTGGCGCATGCCAGCGCTGCGGCGGATATTCCCAGCCACAACTGCGCTAGCGGCCTCGTCGATAAGTAGACAGGCTTCGACAGCGGTCAACTTGCGGCCAACAGCGCCGGAGAGCACCGTACACGCCCGCTCGAGGGTCTCTTGGAGTCGCACGGGATTGGCAGTGCCGCCGAAACCCTTGAGAGGTTCGCCAGCCTGTCGCACTTGGCTAAGGTCAAGGATGATCAGGGCGTCTACGCAGGTGCTCGAGTCTTCCTCGCCTTCAGCAGGCTGTCCCATTGCCAGTTCAATCAATCCCTGGTAGGCAGAAGCCCATCCCTGACGGGAGTCACCGACCCTGACCAGGATCACTGGATTTTCGTCTTGCACCCCAGCGAGCTTGATTTCGGTGGTTTCGGCACCACCTTTGGTGTCTTCGTTGTGCTTGATTACTTCGATCTCAAGTCCACGACGCACGGCGGGCAGGCGATCAATAACGTCCTGCTCCAGGACGGCGCCAGTGCCAGTGCCCATCATGGCAAGCTCCATCAGCAGTCCGAACGTTGAGACATCCTCAACGTGCATGGAGCAGCAGTTGTAGTAGCCGGGGAAGTTTTCGGGCTTCTTGGACCATTCGGTACCAGCTACCCACAGTGCTCGGCCACTCGGGAAGCAATATTGTGCCAGCCCCATCTCCAGGGCCATTTCACGTTGTGCGGCTGTGAATTTTCCGATATCGGCAATAGCAGAGACCGTCCTGGTGATGGCCTCTTCAAAGTTTTCACGATTCCCATCATCCTTCCGCCGAGAATACGAACGGTAAAAGACGGCTGGTGCGGACGGTGCTGTCTGGCGAAATTCGGCCATAATTTTAGAGATGCGAAGATAGGCTGCCGGGCAGCAAAACGAAGAACCAGCTTAGTCAGAATGATGGACTGCCCAAAGAACGATTGAATCAGCACGAAGCCGAAGACACAATGAATTGGGTCAATCTTTTTATTCTGTCAGCTCGGGGTTAAAATCAGTCTGGATTAAGGATCCAAGACCAGGGATGAACGGAGCAGACTCCTGTAAGGTCGATCGCTTAGACGCCTCGAACAGCAGTGCAATCGTCTGAAGACTCTTGGCATCGCCTGCTGCCCCAAGGAGCTCGCGCTTGACGGCGACCCACTCCTCGATGTGCATCTTGTGCATACCGAAGAGAAAAGAAGCGGCTTCGGCATAGCGCCCTTCTGCTATCATATGCAGCACGATGTTCGCAGACCGTTCAACCTGAGTGACTGGGACGGGCTCCCCCATCTCAGCGACCTTGGCCACGATAGCGTTTCTTGCCCCGCCTGGGCTTCGAGCGCAAGCCAGAGCCCTGTGCAGTCTTTTTACCGATCCGCTCCATCGGCTTGTTGTTGCCGCTGATGGTCTTTCTGGTGCCCATCTATCTCTCCCAGAGTGGTGTGAATTTGAATGCCGGTTTCGGCAACCCGATGCTAGCAAGGTCCTGGCAGATTTGTCGATACATCAGCCAAGCTCTAAACATTAAGAAATAATTAAGCAGTACAACCCTGATCCGCAATAGGACCAATGAGACCAGGTTGAGACAGTCCTGCGGATAGAGTGCTATGAGTCCGATGAGCACCGCGTAAGCTATTGCCTGCGAATAAATTCCGGACTCAGAGCCCATGGTCGAAAGAGTAAGTAGCTAATTCGTTGAATCCACCAATTAATTCGACGGATTCTTCGTCAATTCTATATATTGCCGGGTAGGTATCCCAATCTGGGGATTTTTCGTATCTCGCCTGGTACGACACGCCGTAATATTCAAACAAAGCTTTCGCCTTCGCGCACCACTGGCAGTTTTCAGTAGTGTGCATTATGTAGCTGATTTTATTTGTCATTAGTAATTAACTTTGTATTAAGAACTGTCTCAATGTGACTCAGTATACCGGGGTTGTTCTTAAGTTGAATCGTCGGAACGGCGATAGAGCGTAGCTGTCTGGTATAGTGTGGCTCGCACACAGCGAGTATCGCCATTATCGAATGCGGTGATACGTTATCTGGCTGATAACTCTGCAGTTCTATCAGCCTCTGCCACAGCCAGCGATGGGCCGGCGATTGAAGGTTTTCCATCATCGCACGGCAGTGGTCGCGCAGCTCAGGAAAGTGAATATAGAGACGTAGCAGCCTACGCTCTGCGCTGTTGCGTGTCTCCTGCGGTGTTGGTTTGTACCATTTCCTTCTGGACTTCTGCGACTTGATATTCCCGGCCCATTCCTTCGCCATCGTGGCAGCCATCTTATTATCCGCAGCAAGACTTTTCGACGCTTTATCGATATAGTATTGTCTCAGCGCTGGCGACTGAATCGACTCAACAAACGCACGGATAACGGTTTCTATCTGCGAAAAGCGAGCTGTGTCCGATCTGTCGATATTCATTAACCAATGATCAAGCTGCCAATCCAACCAGGTCGGAGCATTTTCTATCATGCCATAGAAATCGATCTCCTCGTCGTTTATACACTGTTCCGGGTCCAGACCTGGCGGTAGTGTAACGATGGAAATAGTTAATTCACCACGGCAGGCCATCGGGCCAGCGGTCTTCAGGAACTGCTCAGTTGCTTTCACGCCACCGGCATCTCCGTCATAGCAAAGAATGAACCGCTTAGTTCTTCGTGCAAGCCGGTGGATAACAGCTTCGCTTGGCGCTGCTGTTCCCTGCATCGCCACTACATTCCTGACACCGTGCTGCCACAGAGAAATCACATCGAAGTGACCCTCGACGAAAATCACAGAATCCGACTCCCGGATGGCGTCCAGTGCTCGGTGTTCATTGAATACAATCTTGGATTTATCAAAGACTTCGTCGTTCTCGGAGTTCTTGTACTTTGGTTTGACCTCATCTCGGGTCGATCTACCCGTGAAACCAACAAGCGTCCCTCGATGATCATGGATTGGGATTGTTATCCGATCTGAAAAGAAACCAGAAGGACAATAGCCAAGGCCAAACTGGCGACTTGTCGCTGGTGCTATATTTCGGTCGTGCAACAGATCTCTGATCCGTTCGGCCCTCGAATCCCTGAGATAATCCCTGAATTCTTCCTGCGTCCTTTCAAGCTTCTCGAATACGGCGCGGCGCTTTTTAGCTTCCGCAGCAGCAACTTCCGGATCGATGTTGTCATGTTCAATGGCAAGGTTATGCCTGAACGCAATCCTTTCTACCGCCTCAGAGAATGACAGGCCAAATTTCTGCTGAATGTAATCAATCGAATCGCTTCCACCACGGCAAACGAAGCAAAAACACAGACTCTTGTCATCGTTTACGGTGAGCGACGGATTCGTGTCACTGTGCCAGGGGCAGACCGTTACTGCTTCGTGGCCAATCTTCTTGTACGGTATCTGCTCGGCTTCGAGCACAGCCGTCATCGGGATTTCACGAACAGCAATGAGCGTATTCTCTGAGATGCTCATCAGCTTTCGGTTTCATCAAAAAAGAAGATTGCCAGCGCCAGAGCAAGCGGGAAAAGGGCCATGACCCAGAAGGCCATCTCACCAGCGTGCTCAAAAATCCAACGAGACGGAAGCATGGTTACTACGAAGCGACCCTAGGGTAGCATGCCGCAGGCCGTAGTGGTTAATCTTTATAGTTTTTCAAGTATTGGGTCACGAGGTTGCCGATATGGCGTATCGAGGCCTTGCCGGGAGTATTCTCGAAATACGAGGTAACAGCAGTTCGATCCTCCTCCGACAGCCTGGAAATCATTTCCGCAGCCCGTTCCCTGTAAATGTTACTGAAATCAATTTCGTCCGGCTCAAGCGCATCCGTCGGCATCGCCTGGTCCTTTAGCTCTAAAGGGGGACCGGAGCAAGCCGAACGAGTTTCCTGCCAGTCCTCCAGGGGAATCTCTAGGGCTTTGGCCACCTCTATGTCGCTGAGGCCACGATAAAGCATCCTCCTGCCTTTCACCCAGTTCTCTCGCATTTTATGAGACAGCCTCATCGCATAAGTTCTGTCACGAACCCAGTGCAATAACTCACCTCGAATAGTCGGAGTGGCAAGGCTAGAGAATTTATACCCAGACTCTGGGTCGTAGCGGTAACAGGCTTTACACAGGCCAAGAAAAGCAACGCCTTCAAGTGTAGCATAATCGATGCCCGTAGTCTTCTGTATCCTCCACGCTTCACGTCTAGCCAGATTAAGATTCTGCTCAGCCATGCGCTGCTGTTCTGGGCTCAGCTTAAAATCTGGTGATTTTCTGGCCATTTCATTAAATCTATATGACCATATTAGCTGGTACGTTAGGTAGTTGTGTTCCCCGCCCCCAGGTGACTTCTGTCATCATTGGCGCCGTTCGTTGTGACATGTAATTAATAGCCATTCCGACAGAGTCGACGATGTCATCATTCTTCGATGCTGGAAACAGAGAGAATTCGTTGACAAATGAATCCAGCCACGTCGAGCTTACTGGCAGGAATACATTCCCGGCTTCTACAATTGGAACGATGCCTGCCGCACGGGCTGTTTTGGATCGCTCGGGCTTGAATCCAATCAGCCCCGGCACACGCTTTGACAAGAGCTGATACGCGGCATAACCGGATGCGGCAAGCTCAATGATGGTCCCACTAAGGTTGTGCTTGTTGTACATTCGCGAAATCATCGCGATAGTTCCAATGATGTCCAGCCTTTCGCGTACCATATCCAGTACGTAGTACCTGTTGCCAGCCTGAGCCACGACCGTGCCGACAACAAAGTCACTATTGTTGGCGTCAGTGAACGTACAGTCAACGCTTAACATTATGCGCTGAAATTCCGGCATGACGGTATCGTGCTCATAATATTGCCACCAGGATGGATTGAACATGTTGCCCGCTTCTGGTGCGGGACGTTGCTGATAGAGCGCAGCAAAGTCTCGGGTGCCAATTGCTTCCCTGATACGCTCATATTCCTCGATGTCGTACCTTTGCGGGCAGAGCGCCAGTCCAGATTCCTCTCGCCAATCCTCCGGTACGTTGCAATGTTCCGGCAGTATCGGCCTGGAGCCAGCATCTTCAGAAATAGCTGGCAGATCTAGGATCGTCCAATTCTCCCGACCTTTCTCCGAGACATTCATCTCGGACTCTAAAAGCTTGCCAATCAGGTCATTTTCCGACCAACGCGTCTGAATAACAACGATTGAACCAACGCCAGGCTCAAGGCGAGTATATAACGTGGAGGTGTACCAATCCCATAACTTCTCCATGACGCGTGGACTGTCTGCATCTTCCCTGTTCTTGACCGGGTCATCGATGATCAGACAGTGGCCTGAGCGGCCCGTGATGGCCCCTCCAACGCCCGCTGCCCACAATCCCCCGCCACCCTGTGTCCCCCAGTCATTGACGGCCTGTTTGTAGGGGTCGAATGTGCCGCCGGCATCGCGGTAGTAGTCCCGTGCTGCCCTTGAGAAGCCCTCTGCCAGTTCGGCGCTATAAGAACTAATACCTATGTAGCGATCTGGATGTGCTAGCAGATAGGCCGCCGGAAACAACTTGGATGACAGGTAGCTTTTACCCGTTCGTGGCGGGATTTGAATAATCAATCTGCGGCAGTCGCCGTCAATGACTCTTTGGAGCTGCTTTGTTAGCTCAGCATGGACCCTGTAGAATTTATAGCCAGGACATACCTCTTTAATGAATCGGTGGAGAATAATTCTCTGGCCGTCCTCACGTGCTTTTGTTTTTGCGCGACGTAAGTCACGCACCATCTCCCGATCAGATGCCGCACGCTGCAGAAATTCCTTGCCAATTTTACTTGCCATGTTCCTCTAGTGCGCGGGCGCATTCTTTGGTCATATCATTCATCCAAGGGGATGTCGTAGGCGTCAATATCAGTAACATCTTCCACTTCAACCTTGTTCATCTCCGATTCTACCATCTCCAGCATTTCGTTGACGCCAAGAGCATTGGCCCAAGACTGACGTGACTGCTCGCTAATGTTAGCGGCCGAACGTAGCAGCCCAGACACCAGCGCCATTGGGACTTCTTCTCCCTCCTCTTCCGCCTGTGCAATACGCTTGCCGAGTACTCTCAGTAGATCCTCGGACACGCGGGCCATCATTCGGGCTTGACGCTCGGACGACTCCCGGAACTCGACAATAGCTTCTTTGTGAGTATTGCGTTGCAACTTCTCTGCTTGCCTCCAGACAACCGCCATTTGTTCCTTGTCGTAGGCAGCAGCTCGCTTATGCCAGTTAAAGTTTTCGGACCAGCTTGACAGTGCCTGAACACTGTGGCCAGTCAGTTGCTTGACATTTTCAAGCGTTCTTTCGCCCTGAAGCAGTAGGAATTTCTGAAAGCAGGCGTACTGGTCGGCGGATTCATGCTTGCCCGCTTCTCGCACCTTATAACCACGGCGAAAGCCATGGATCGGCCCGGGCTCACCCCTGGGCGGTTGCGCTTCATGCCATTCGGACACAGCAGTTCTGCTTTCTTTTTCGTGCATTATACTTCCGAAGAAAAAGCTGCCTCGAAAATAGATGGCAGGTTCTCTCGGAAGATTTCTTTTATTCCATTGGCAACCAGGCGATGCTCCAGTTGTGTTTCGACTCCAGAGCGCACTTCCAGGTAGTGGATCCAGCTACGAATCGTGCCAGCCATGTAAAGCCTTGTTGGCGTTCCAAGTGGCAGAACCTCTCGGGCACACTCTTTCGCGACACCAGCGCCAAGCAAGCTCAGGTACAGCGATTGAGCGATATCGTAATGTAGGGCAATCTTGGTCTGTAGATCTTTGACCAACTCCGGGTCTAGATCATCGTGGCTGGCTTGTTTGTTTTTAACATCCTGCCTGCGGAGCATCGGCAGTTCCAGTGGCTTCAGATCCTCGACAGAGCTGTATCTTTGAGAAAACTCCTGGAAAGAGAAGCTACGGTGCCTCAGAATTTGAGCAGCAATTGCCCTACTGGTATTGATCTCAACGGCCATGCTGGCCATCTCGAATGGGGACCAGTGCTTGTGCTTAATCAGATACCGAATCAACTTCGCAGATGTCTCGGTATTTGCCTGATTCGCAGGGTTTGACACCCGTGCCATGTAGACAATGCTCTTTTCGGCATCCGGAGTGATGGCAACCAGTTTAACGTCGTGCATTGTTGCTATCCTCAATACCTTTTTGAATTCCGATAACGATGGAGCAGGCACACAAAACGCCAAACACTATGGCGACAGGAATCCAGAATGGCGCAAGGACCCAGATCCATGGCCATGTGACATATCCGGTTAGCTTTAGACCGATGAACATTACGCCCATCAACCCAAATACGCCAACCCCATTGGACTGGGGTACCTGATTGGATGAAGACATCAGAAAAGCTCCTCAAAACCTGGCATTGCCACCTTGACCGGTGACCGGTACCAGGGCGGTAGGTTCATCACATTATACGGCACTTCCGGTTTGGGCCAAGTCTTCGTGTCCATGCACTCTTTCAGTATTCTCCTGGCCTCGTTTATTTGGTTCGTGCCCTCCGCCATAGTTTCGTCGGACACCTCGAAGATGGCTGTATGCCACGGCTCGGCACGTTCAATGCCGATGAAGATAAACTTTGCTGGCTTGTTGTAAGCGACACTTGCAGCTTCTGCGTACCATGCGGCCTGGAATACATAATTCATTCCGCCGTACACCTTTTTCTCGAAGGCCGATTGCTCGACCGAGTCGGTTGTTTTTAGGTCCAATACCAGCAAGTAGTCGCCAACATCTACCAACCGGTCAAGGCGAGCCTTGCACGGAATTCCCAGTGCATCCCAGTAAATTGACAGTTCGTTGAACTTGCGATAATCAGGCTGATCGGGGTTGAACCACGAAAGCTTGCGCAGTGATTCGGTCATTCCGATGACACTATCCCACGGGCGATCCCTGTCTGAGTTGGAAAGCACCGTCTTACCGATCTGCTCAGCCTTCCAGTCCTTGCCCTCCTTACTGGCCAGGGAAAGATTGTCAGGCTTCATCACATATCGTTTCTCGAACTCCTCATCTCCCTCCAGTGCTTTACAATGGACCGCTGAGCCGATCTCCATGTTAATGGTAGCCGGGAAACGCTTTCTTTTCGCCGCTTCGTAGTGGGCCGGGCTAACAAGGATGCTTTTTAGCGAGCTTTGGTTTTCGCCTATCTCGCGCCGGTAAGCGGGATCTGGTTGATTGTACGCGACCGAAGCCATCGGTAAATTTATCGTTACTCCATTGTACCCGGTGTCTCCTCAAGGTTCGTTATATAGACCACCCACAGCGACTCGCTTTTTGGAGCCTTCTTCCAGGTGATCTTTAGCTCGGGAATAATTGTCACCCTGTCATCGATCCAGAGAATTCCATGAGCGGCATCCATGAACGCTCCGGCAATGTTATCGGAATCGCCGCGACCTTCGCCTTTGACCAATAGCTCAAGGGAAATGGGACCTTCCAGGGGACCATGCTTCCACTGGCTCAGCAACTGGCGTCGCATTTCTGCCTGTGCTAGCTTGTATGGTTGCGGCATATAAGCATGCCCGGTCCTGGTTAGACGTGGCCTAGCTTTCGAGAAAAGCGGCTGCTTAATCGTCAGGACGTAATCAGGCAAACTTGTCACCCGCTACATGTAGCCGCAGCAATTCATCGGTTGCCGGAAGTGGCTCAATATCTGTGCCATCCCAGCTCTCGCGTTTTTGAGCAATCTTGAGTAGCACGAGATAGCCGATCAGATCGTTGATCACGTCCTCGTCACTGGCCAATAGTCCTGCGCCACGGCCAATTCGACTGAGTTTGTCGTCAATACGAACCAAGATCTGCTCTACAGCAGATGCCTTGCTAAAAATTCGACTTGGGTTGATTGCCGAGTCTCCGTAGTTTGCGTTTTTACGGAGCAGCAGGTCTTTGATATCATCGCAGACCATTGCAATTTCTAGCTGGGTTCGAGTCATTTCTTGGGAAGGCGAATAGACCTGGCATCATGGACGGTAACTGGCCTGTTGCCTGTCACCAACCTTACAACGCAACGGTCTTGATAGCTGCTTACAACATAGCCGGTACCAAAGCCTGCGCCAAGATAAACTTGAACTTTTGTTCCCTCTGGATAGCGTGGCATCGGGAACGAAGGACCAGACAGACGCTCAGCTTCTTTGTAGGCACTTGCCTTGTACTTAACGTCGCCGTTCTTCAGGACTCGCATTGTTAAATTTCTATGTAATTAGGAAGACGACTGACCTGCTCACGGCTCATTTCCATTAACAAGTGACTAGGCATTTTGCCGCCAAGTGATGCTACCCAGGAAATTACCCTGGGAATGTCGTTAGTGGTTAAAACCCACAGATCGAGCTCTTCGTTGTAGCGTACCAACTTTTCCGAGACGAATTCACCAAGAACCTCGCCGACCATCTTCTCCAGGCGGGTTCCTTCGCAATATTCCTCATCGAATGGATCCCAGCCACCAACCCTCAAGTCATCTGAGGAGCAGTGTGGCACCAGGCTGGCAATGATTTCGGAGTCCTTTGCTGCTCCTCGATGGAGAAGCGTTGCGATGACGTACGGACGCACCTGCGCAGTCGTCAGCAGGGGTACATCGTCGACCAGGGCTCCAACGCATCCTGGCGGCATCTCAGAGCGGTTGGACATGGTTTAGGGGGTTTAGCGCCGCCCGAAGAGCTTGTGAATCAACTAGAAGCTGAAGACAATCTGAATCAGGTCAGCGAAAGGTTAATGGACCGCCTGAAGAGCTCTTGAATCAGCTAGAAGCTGAGGACAATTTGAATCAGGTCGGTCCAATGGCCAGGATCAGAACGGAACTTCCGTTCCTTCAGCTTGGCGCTTTTCGAGGAAGGTCACCTGGGCGTTCTTCACGTCCAGATAAAGCTTCTCGTTGTAGGTGCGCTGCACGAGTTGGCCGTCGACTTTAATCTTGTCGCCGCGCTGAAGGCGCTCAGCAACAATTTCAGCCGCTTTACCACGCACCTCGCAGCGGTAGAACTGGCCCTGACGATCTTCACCGGGTTTAGCGTAGACGTAGGCCAGGTCGGCTACGGAGAAACTGGCGATGCTGTCACCACTGTCAAAAGTTTTGACGGTAACAGGAGATTCGCCAGTGCGGCCGGTAACAGTACCGGCAATGGAAGCAAAAGCCATCGTTCCCTAATGAGGGTAGATTACACACTCATTATAGCCGGGTCAGTAACATCCCTTAATTTCTTCAGGGCTGACTTGACAACCGCTGCATACCGACCACTTCCGATGGTCTGAATTTTGTTGATTTCGGCCCATTTTTTGCCATGAAGGAAGGTCATTCTAATGATCCTATCTTCCTCTTCCGTCAGGTCTGCCTCCTTGATGGCTTGCTCAACTTCCGGGGAGAAGCTGTTTTCATAAAACTCGGTCCGCGTATCTTCCCTCTCGGCCAAAAGATCGATAAAAGACCTTCCGGGCTCAAATTCACAATGGAGGGAGACTGGAGACTGGGCTGCTCGCACTAGCCCGGCCATCCGTTCTGGATTTTCACGCCACTCTGGGCCGCTTTTTGCGGAATCGTATATCCTGCCGTATTTCTGATACGCGTAGGCGTTCCGGCACATCTCCTCAGACATCTTGAAGGGGCTGGAGGCCTTCATGTTGTAACGACTTACAAATGACCGGATCCAGTGGTTCGCGTAGGTAGAGAAGGTGTAACCCCGCTCTGGATCAAATTTCTCGGCTGCTCGATACAGGCCAAAGATGCCAACCTGAAGAAAATCTGTAGTTTCAACAGAGCCCCATTTGTACGCTGATTTCGACCTCATGAAATTGTGAACAAATCTAATAACAAGCCGCATGTTGTGCAGTACTAGCTTGCTGACCAACTCCTTGCGCCTTGGCGAGTCCTTGTCAAGCGCCTGTATTTCTCTTGCGATTTCAAATACCTGCTCATTGGTCAGCAGAGGATTTTTGCCAGCTTGATCCATCCAGTTGGTCAGATCGTCTTTAATGTCCTGCATGGTGGCGGGGGTAACAGGCATACCATAACACGCCAGAAGGGGAGGGGCAATAAAAAGCCCCGTCAAACGGGGCCTTCATAATCTTTTACTATTTCGCCGCCAAAATAGTCGGCAATCTTTGTGGCAGCCCAGTCGATCATGCTTTCCGGGAGGCCGGATTTATGATTCTCCAGCCTTGGGAACTCCTCCGGACTCAGTACTCGCTGGCGTCCGGTTTCGTCGCCTTCTTCGCTCGGGCGGCGGGTTGGGACTTTGGGGCCGGTTCGTTTTTGGCGTTTTGCTCGGTCACCCAAGCCTCGTCCTTCATTCCCAGCGTCTTGATGCCATTGGCGTAGTTGCCGTTGATCACCTTGAGCAGCGCTTCGGCAGAGTGAGTGCTAAGCCCCTTCGCCAAGGCCGCTTCAAGGAAGTCCTGCTCGGTGACTTGCGCAGCAGTAGGAGCGGCAGCCGGCGCGGCAACTTGCGCGGTCTCAGCCATCGCGGAGTCGCTGTAGCCGCTCTCCATAGGCATCTTGGCCCACAGTTCTTGCGCCAGGCCAAATGTCATTGCCGCACACATACACCCGCCACGACGGTGCGTATCGGTGATGTCACGGGATGAGATTTTCTCGAATGGAATGGGCGCGTTCCGATTGTCCATGATGGACTGGGGGACAGGCGCAAGCTGGGTTCCGTCGATGTGACAGAAACGCAGCATCAGCGAACCGCCATTACCCGGGGCGGGCCAGACCTGGCCGCCGTCAGGGGTAAGCACCATGTCGAGGTACCAGCCGGGAGCGTGCTGATGCAGCAGGTTGAACGTCCGCGCCCAGTTGATGTACGAGGCTTTGAAGCTACCAGCGCCAATGGTTTCAACCAGGTCTTTGGTTGCTACGCCGGCAAGGTTTGGGATTAATTCGGGCATTTCCGTTCGGGGTCGATCAGCACACTATAGCCGACAAGTCAACCCCGCTGATTCCGGAGGTCGTCTATCAGCCCCTTGCGCTCCGCTCGAGAGTTTTTGCGGCGCCTGCCAGGCCGTGCTCGGGCTGGGTTTTCCTCCCTGTAACGCTCAACCCACAGGCTCAGCATCCAGCGGCGATAGAGCCCAATGCCGCCCAACAGAGCCCATGCCTTTCCGGTCGTCATGCCGGCGTCCACGACCAGTGCTGCCAGGGACTTGCCGATCTCCTCGTAGTGCTCGTCCGCCATCGCTCGGCGGTCTTCGTTGGCTGGCTTCATGCCCAAACCATACCACCAAGACAACCTGGGCGCCACGCGCCCGCACAGTCTTTTTCAGTTCTTTGGTTTTGTTCTAGAGATATATAATCTAGAGTAGCGTCGCATTTTGCAACAAAATTTTTTGGCCTTGTCGTTTTTTGCAACATTGCGGTGTCGTTTTTTGCAGCATTGCTTGTCGCATTTTGCAACAGAATTTCGTCGCATTTTGCAACAGGTGCCGCATTTTGCAACAGATCGCTTGACAGGCTAGATTCGGCGGCTACCATGGGCAGGCTCCCCCAGCCAACATGAAGATCACCATTTCCAAGGACGAGGAGTGGCACATCGCCTCCTTCGCCAAGGCTCCGTTGGAGCTGCTGCTCTGCGACGATCTGCTGCCGACCACCAAGCTGCTCTGGATCGTCCTGGCCAATCAGGCCAATTTCCGCCCGATCGACCGCACCGTGCTGGATCGGCGCATTGGCATCCATCGTTCGACACGCCTTCGGGCTATGACCGAACTGCGCGAGGCCGGTCTGATTTCTGGCACAGAAGGCCACATCATCGTCCATAATCCAATCCCGATTCTCGCGAGTCTCGAAAAAGAAGACATCCGTTCAAGGGAAATCGCCAAGACTGAGCTGGGCATCGACACGACTTCAGCGCCCGAGGTTGCCAAGAAGCAAAATAAAAACACGGTTGATTACGTCGAAGCTGCGCGGGTTTCGTGGAATAGCTATCGTCCGGCCAACTACAGCAAGGTCAACAGGATGAGTTCTCACGTCCTGAAAGCTATTGACTCACACATTCGGGCGCTTGGTGTGAAGTCGCATGATTACGATAATTTCTTTTCGATCCTGAAAGCAGGCATCGAGAAGTCGGACTTTTGGGCTAAGGCTAATAACAATAAAAGCTTGCAAAGCATTGTTGGCACTGGGCAGCCAACCAGTCAGAAATATCAAAACGTATATTCCCTGTACAACGATGGTCTCGAATACGGTGCCGCTGTGCCAACAGACGAAGAAAAGAGAAGCGATGACTTGATCCTGTCTTCAAATCTTCGCAGTCTTATCGATACATACGACGAGTTACATTACTCGTATTCGAAGATCTGGCGCGCCTCTGGCAATCTAGACTCACTGACAGATCGAATAATTGAAACGGAGGAGGAGTTCAGGAAGTCGGGCCTTGACCCGGCAAGGTTCAGGATGAAGTATCAATTTGACTCCTGGCCGACAGATGTGCCGGCACCAGAAGTTTCTAGAGAGCGTTTCTGGCGGTACGATGATGAGCTCTGAAGCACTAATGGAATTCCCGTTCTATATTCAAAAAGCAGTTGACCTTGGATTATTGCAGTCCGATGGGGAACGTATAGTCGGCTGTAATGTCCAGGCCGCTGAACGGGCGATGGACGTAGCTCGCGTGGTTGATAAGCTTCAGCCCACCAGCGTTCAGGAGCGTGAAGATACCCTCGCCCAGGAGGCGATAGTGCTGAGCCGTGTACTCTCTTCTCCGTCTGGCCTGGCGCGTGAGCTTTGGTCACAACTCAGGACCGGGTTTGGCATGGGTCACGGCCAACTGATTCCACCAACTCTGTGGTCAGAAGATTGCCTTCGCGCTATTGCCAAAGAGATTGACCTGACCTTTATAGGCGAAAGAACCAACCAATTGATCTCCAGGGAGTCGCTGATTTCAAGCTACACCAACTTGAGCAATAGCTCACGCAGTGTCTCGATTTTTGACTTTACTCAAACGATCAGCGAGCTCGCCGAGCCAGATACCATAACTCGCTATGGCGAGGTTACTTCAGAATGGGAGACCGCACTTGACGTTCTGAAACAGGTCCGGGTTCGTGCTTTGTACTTGGAGACCCTGCACGAAGCGAAACAGAACATCAAGGCCGACACCAATCTCGAAGAGGCTCTTGAGTACCTGCAAAAACGGGCCATGGAGGGCGTCGGCATGATGCGTGGCGCAATTGGCAACCAGGGCCAATCAGTCAGTCTCGTCGACGCAGTTATTGGCAACCCTGGCTCCAATCGCCAGAATTGGGTTGATCGTATTGGTTCAATCACGAAAGAGGATCCCCCGGCTTCTACGGGGATCGATGCCATTGACCTCGACATAGAGGGAGGTGTTGCCCGGCCACAGAACCACAGGGCTTGTGGGGGTCGACTGATGACACTCGCTGCAAGAACAGGTGCTGGTAAGACTGCTGTCGGCTGCCAGATCGCAACTTCACTTGCCGCTAATGGCCTGACTGTTGGTTTTATATCGGCTGAGCTCGAATACCGCTATATCGAGGCGCGCATTCTGGCTTCTCTGAGCAGAAAACTGTTAGCGACTTCTGGATACCACTGGAAGGCCACTAGTAGCCGGTTGGGGTATGTTACCGTTGGAGAGCTTGAAAGCATCTCCCCGGCCGACAAGGATGGCTTGCAGAACCTGGTGGCTGCTGTTACGTTCAAGCTTGAAGAACTTGGCGGCAAGTTGGTCATTGAGGCACCTTGGGGGGCTAGCGTGGATACCGTGGTTAACTCCATGCGGACAATGAAGGCAAAAGATCCCCAGCTCCGCGCAGTCGTCTTGGATCACTTCCATGCGCTGTCTCGTCACAAGGATGCATCACGGGACAACTCTTCAATGCTTGAAGAACGTGCCTACAAGTTGATGACGGCTGCCAAGGAGCTGGACATCGATCTGTTCGTTATGGCTCAGATGAACACGGTTGGCATCAAGAACGCCAAACAGGACTCCAGAGACAGCAAGCCAGTACAGGAGCCAGAGCTTGACCAGATTCGCGGAACCGACGCTCTCAGCCATGTTTCCCATGCCGTATGGCTAATGCGTAAGCACGAAGCACCTGGCCAGCAGCTCCCTGTATCGGAGAGAAAGCTAGAACTTTGGCACTCTAAGGTACGCGGCAGGCAGGCCTTCTGGGAGGGTGTGTCGCCAAACGAGCAAGTAACCACTGTTCGGGGATTTGTATCGATGTCGCTAATACAGCTAGACTACGAGACATCCAGCCTCCGTAACGACGATACCATGCAGAATTACGAAGTCGTAAAAAGCTCGCGATTCAAATGATGAAAGAAACCATCTTCGACATCACAGCTCAAGTCGGCAAGTGGGTTCTTGTTGGCATACATGAGCTGGGCGAACTCTTGGTTTATGGTGTCGAAGCGGTATCTAACTTCTTCGTTTGGGTGTTTGGAAATATCTTCGCGACTGTGCTTTCCTGGATTGATGCTGAGAGAGTCGAACATGCCGAGCATGTTGCCGAGCAATATCCACTCGCGATGGAATTGGAGATCCTTGGCGCCGTCAGCAGCGTAAAAGAAGACGCCTTAGAGAAGAAGAAGTGGACAGATCGGCATTCGATCGCTCTTAATATTTTAGGCAATCGACTGTTTAATGAATGCGATTGGGACGAGGACCGTATCCACGACTACATGCGTCGCGTGGTTGAGAGCATTCCAGGGTTGGGTTACGCCGTCGGCTCTCATGATGACGACGATGACAGCATATCGATTGAGGGTTGATATACTGGGATCGTACCGACCCGATTCATTTTGTATTCAGTCCTGAGCTGATTCACAGACTTTTCGGGCGGTACCCCCTATAATGAGGATGGTTCGGGGGAACCGCTGGGAGGAGGTCTAATCTTCTCCCTCAGCATTGATCCAGTCAACGATTCCCTTGTGCCTCACAAACAGGCCAACATTTGAGCCGTAGTCGAACATCGGTCTGACGTAATAAATAATTTCACCAGTATCCGGATGTATGTGCTGAGTTGGTGGCAGAGCAGCTCCGGTCGACAGGACCTTGTGTCCATCGAAGAAATAGCCAGGCAGGAAGGGGAGTACGGACTGACGCATGAGTCTACTTGTTCCCCGTGAGGTTCCAGTACCAGCCATCGGAGCTGCTGTTGATCAGCCACCTCTTCATCAGATTGGAACGGGAGTACCTCTGATTCTTTCCATCCGTGGGACCAGCCTTTGGATACCCACCATTGACAAGATCAAGCTCGCCAAATGGATCATGTACGTGGAAGTTTTTGTCGTCATATCCAATCAAAGTGACGTAATGTCCGCCACCAGTAGGATTCTTAAGGGAACCGCGATGGAGAATACCAATTGGTACGGGACACCCTAAATTCAAGATTCGGATTAACTCACTTTCCGTGCCACTGGTGCTGAACTGATTCTTAATCCCCAGCGAATCAAGGGCTTTCTTGTGGGCAATCTGGGAAACGGTGTCGCCATAACGCAACACCAGTTTCAGGTAGTCATCATCGTCCTCAATGAGGGTCGGGTTGAAATACTCAATACACATCGCGATAGCAGACGACTGGCAGGAGCGTTCTCCGTGTCCCGTCTTGCTGTCTCGCTGATAGTAATACGGCACTGACAAGGGGAAGATAGGCTTAGCGACCGCAGGCTTGACAGGAGCGGCGTTAGAGGTCCTGTACGCCTTGGCAAATGCTTCTAGCTGTCCTTGTGTCAATGACGCCTCCAGGGCGTCCCAGGCGACAATCTGGTGTGGGTGGCTGCCATACCACCTGGCAGCATCCTTTAAAGATATTTTTGTTGCGGTAGTTCGCTCTTGGGTTGGAACTACTGCAGAATTTTTATTCATAATGTCAATTAACTTTTCTGCGTACTTTGGGTCGGTGGCGTAGCCCTGGGAGACAAGCATTTTTGCCGCGTTGTTTCGATTGTCGGCATTGTTTACTCCCTTATATCCCTTGTAATCTTTGTACCACTGATCGACTAAATGTTGTACACATTCCTCGAAGGAATTAAAATCTTTGAACTCATCCGAGATGGTAACCTCTTTGCCATCGATAAATTCTTTAGTCTGTTTGACCGTCCCCTTTCCCTTGATACCAAAGAAGTTATTTTTCCCGCTTGTATGATGACCCCACCCTGACTCCAGCGCCCACTGTGCTGCAACAAGCTCTCCGTACTTAGCGCCAGCACGTTTGGCGGCATTAGCAATATCAAACCAACTTGTAACGGTCATAGCCAGCCAAGATGCCAGCTAGTTTACCTTATTTATAAAGCAAAGTCATAGTTGTCTTTGGCTTCAACTCAAGATGAAAATTGTTGCCTAGTATATGAACTAACAGTGGCACTATTACCGAGAGGCCGGCGACAAGGCCTACCATCCAAATGGTCTTATCCTCAAGCCTACGAATTCGGCCAAAGGCTTCGTTTAGCGTAGTTTTGTAATCAACTACCGAGCCAATTGCTGCATCAAGCTTTGCCTCAAGAGACCCGAGCTTATGGTAGATGTCGGCGTGGGATACTTCGACGGGTTCGGGCACAGACCTTGATGGCACCTAAGATCAGGTTTCCGATTTTGAGACCCAGGGAGCCGTTAGCCTCATTTCGCCACCAAGAAGCCTGCTCTCTCCAGTCTGAAGAGTTTCATCGATGGGCTTTTCTGTGTATACCGGCTGTTCAGGTGAATCAAGTCGATCCATCTCTGCGCGAGCGCGCTCTATTTCGGCCTGCAGTTTTGCGTTTAACGTGCGATAGAATCGGGCCTTGGCAGCAAGCCGTTCGACTTCTTCACGTTGACTCCTGGTGCTAAAACCAATGAGCCAGTTTTTGTCGTATGGCCCTAGCTCTTTGACATTTTCGTTACGATGCCAGCGAGAATCTCGATAACACGGTAATACCTGGCGACCCAGACATCATCCTTCGGAGTCGGGGTCAGATTGACGATTGCCACGGCTGCGGCGTGGATGGCAAAAAGAGTTGCCACAATCTCAGGGAGATGAGCAGCGATATAGGCGATTACGGCAGTCATCGGACTAAGTTGACTACAATAGTTTGCCAGTTACTTTTTCTTCTTTTTGTTGAAGCTGGCCAGGGTCTGAGCGAGGCGAGCACGCTGGCCGGTAACGCCTTTCTTCTTCGCAGCCTCAGCAAGCTTCCCTTTTGGAATGTTCTTGCCCTCTTTTGCACCCATGGCTTCACGCAGGGCGCCAGGCTTTTTAATGGCGTCCTGAATCCAATTCTTTTTCTTGGCGGCCATGGCTTAAAATCCTTTACGGATTAGTTTACCTTTTGGATCTTTTAGTCCCTTTCCCACCGGCAAGGCGTCCATTGTCACCATGACCGTTCCTGGCACGGTTCTTGCTGGGGTTCTCAAGCTTGAACTTGCCATCAGCAGTGTGACTGACATCGGGGCCACCCTTGCCCATGATTCCACGAGCCCGGCGCTCACGGGCAAGTTCAGCCCGATAATCCTTGCGATCTGGACGTGCGTTACGCTTTTTATCGTACGCAAGCTTCTTCTTGTACGACTCAGGGTTACTGGCGTAGAAGTCTGCACTACTGCGTTTCTTGGCGGCCATCAGCGCTTACCAGAACCCTTTGCAGGAGCTTTGCCACCCTTCTTCACCGGGCGCTTCTTGCCGAATTGCTTAGCAATGGCGAGTGGCATCGACATGATCTTAGACCTTTAGTGTTAGTGTTCCTTTGTGGCCGCTAGGCTACAGGTCAGATCCGTCAAGGTTCTTCTGTCCTGGCTGATACCCAGGGCCGCCCAGGCTGCCGTCGCTAACAGGATCAGCAATGCTACGACGTTGAATTCTCGGATGAACAGCCACAATATCCCGATCCAGATTTGTGCCGTCTTCCAGGATCCTGGGGCCTTCACTGTAGGTAAATTCAACCATCGGCGAACTCCTTACATGCTTCAAGGATATCAGCCTTGGATGCAGATGACTTGAATTCGATGCCGTTGGACTCGGCGAAATCGATCAACTCAGCACGGGTCATTTCGTCAAGCGGATCCTCTTCGGCCACGGCCTCAGGTGCTTTAGCCACGACAGGCTCGAGCGCTTGCTCTTCTTCTTGCTCGACAGTCCAACCGTCTTCTGTCAGTTGGCGGGCATCCACACTATAGTAGACGGCCTGACGTTGGCCATCCTTAACGAAATATACGGGACAATTCTTAAGATGCATGATAAAAAAGGGGCGACCAAAGCCACCCCTATTATTCCGATGTTAACTAAGGCGCTCAGCCGACGTTGTCGACAGCATCCAGGTAGACAGAATCGACGGTGCCGGTGCCGCCCAGATCGTAGTCAGCGTTGTTGTTGGCGTCGCACAGTGCGCCACGCAGGTAGGCGATGCCCACACCGTTGGCGTCCAGGTCAGCGGCGTTGAACACCACAGACTTGCCGCCGACGTTAACGGTGATCTTATTGGTGCCGGCGTTGTCGATACCAGCAGCGCCCAGGACCACGATACGGATGGTACCGATGGAGGTCAGGGGGATGGGCATGGCGGCGGCGGTAGCGGTCACCTCGAAGGCAGCGTCGAGGTCAAACTTCTCGCGGGGGAATACACCAGTAGAGCGTTGGGCCATGATAGTAGTCTCTTAAGAGATGGGGAAATAGAATCCGCCCCGTAGAGTAGTGGCGCAATTCTATACTATTTTACCAACTTTAAGTTATCAAGGCAGAAGGAATATCCGAGTAATATCTAATGTCTTGAATTTTTTCGATAATCGCATTCGCAGAGTTTGTGTAGTTCGATGTTCTGAGTACAAGTTTATACAGGAATCTAAATTCCTTAGATGGAAAGTCCTCCAGTAGCAGATCGGAGAAGCTCTCCGCTTCCGCCGATGCAATGTTTACATATTGCTGTTGGCCCATCAGGGACACCACTGGAGCTTTGAGGTTATTTGTAGCCATGACGTAGTAATTTAAGTGCTTACCAGAGTCGGCTTCTACCAGTGCTCCGGCACCAGCGGTAATCGGATTATAGTACGTGTGATTCAGGCCCGACTTAACCGGTATCTCGGTGGCCGCGTCAAATTTCCAAACATCGCCCAAGCGATAAAGCACTGGTAGCTCTGCGGGTCCCTGCAGAATTTGCTGAAAAGAGTTAGTCACTGGCGTAGCCGAGTGAGTTATATCAATCTTGATATCTTCATCGAAAAATGTGCCATTTGATACATCAAATTGAACATCGGATTCCAGCGTCCCGGTACCGGCAAGAGTATAATTTGATATATCAAATCCATTAGCTATAGAGGCGCCCCTTGTTCTATGTAGATATTCATGTGTTTGCCAATCAAGTACTATTCCATGCCGCTCTTCTCCAAAGTACGAAGCTTTATTTTCGTCGGCATCCCAGTAAATATAAGAAGTTAATCCATCAGAGCTAAAGGTAAAAAACTGAGTTTTGTATAATAAATCACCATTCTCGTCAAAGTAAATATAGTATAAATCGGTTATGTCGGGAATTTGTACTTGTCTTGGACTATCAATTATAAAGCGCTTGCTTCTCACCCAAACTTTGAACATATCTCCAACCGGAGCAATGGTGAACGTTCTAGTGGTATCATCGAAGCTCATCGTGCTTTCGCTTCTGTTGGAGTGCCCCATCGGCTCTCCCGTCTCCAACAGTCCTTCGATTATCGTTACTTCGGCGTCTGTCAGACCACCAGAGCCATAAGAATGACGCTTGGTAACGTATTCAGGCACCCAGTCTTGACCGTCGTAGGCAAGTACCTGACCGCGCTTAGCATCGTCGACTAAGACGTTAGCTAAGTCGCCAAGCTCTACCTCCGTAGCATCCAAATCACGACCATCTACACCATCTTTTCCATCGCGGCCGTCTTTGCCATCCAGGCCGTCTTCTCCATTCCTGCCGGGGCGACCAGGGCCCACCAGCAGCATCCTGTCCTCGATGGACTGCCTCAGCTCTTCAAATTTTAAATTAACTTGATCACTCACCACTTCTGCAACAGTCGGCCCCGGCGGCAGCGGTTCCGCCTCTGTTCCATCAGTACGAAGTTCAGTAGTTACTGCTTTTATTATTGCACCATTTTCTACAATCTTAAATTGAGGAAGCAGGCTTTTTATTTGCTCTATGACAATATCTAATGGCTCTTCATCGTAATCGACTATCCAAATATTCCAAGTGGCTTCAAATTCATAAAGTAATGGGTATTTCTTAATATAAATATGTACGCCGTTTTGATTGCTAAAGACCGGGCGTGTTTCTACAATATAAACAGTCGTCAAAGTACCTAGGATGGGATCCCGGGTCAGAAGACCATAAATATCAGAGGCTGATAGAATCACGCTGTTAAACTTGTCTGGTTAGTTTTCCTAGAACGCGAAAATCATCGCATTGTTTATAAACCACCCCATATGGTAGCCGGATCCTATAAAGTCCTTCATTTCCTTCTCAAGTTCAACAGCCCTGATCAGTCCGTGCTTTTCTAGCTTCTCCTGCCAGAATTCTGGTGGTTGGCAGTTGATATGCCCAACCCCTCCTTGGCCGGGCTGGGCAGCACTCCATATTAAATAGCCATTGACTGCAACTGTATTAGCGACGCACTTGGCAATCTCTTCAGACTTCTCTGTTTCTATGTGTTCGGCAACCTCGATGCACATGACAACCTCTGCCTTGCTGTCCAGGTCAAACAGGCTGCGTTGCTCCAGGTGATCCTGTCCGATGACGCGATCATCGGTATCAATCCCGATGGCGTTCACATTAAGCTCCCTCAGTGCTCGCACATAGGTGCCCGGACCGCATCCCACGTCCAGCACAGACCCTGGCTTTAACTCTCTGGAGATCCAGTCAGCCAACCGGCGAGCAAAGGGCCCTTCCTCATGCTCGATTTGGTTATAGCTGATATTGTTTAACTGATACCATCCACCACGATAAAGGTCATTTAACTGACCGAAGATTTTATCGTAGCGAGCGCCGCATGCATCTAAGGACCACTTGGCACGAGCAATAGATGCGATGGTGCGACGGTTCAAGTCACCAACCGCGTTGATACCATCAATCCAATCCTGTAGGGTGTGGCACCTATAGCCCATTACCCCTTCCGTGACCGTTTCTGTCATGGCGCCATAGTCAACAGAGACTACTGGCGTACCGCAAAGCATCGCCTCGACAGCCATGCCACAGAAGGGTTCGGTGAAGACCGTGGGAGCCAGCAAGGCACGGGCATTGCGCAGGAAGTCACTACGGGCTCGGCCAGAGATGGGACCACGGTATTCAATGTTTGGGTGGCACCAGGGTGTCGGGTCGCCTTGGCCGTGGAGCACGATGGGCCACGGGCTGTGGTCCGCAATGGCCTTGATGGTGTCAATGCCCTTGAGCGGGGTGATGCGCCCGAGGAACGCGAGGTATTGACCAGGCTTGTAACTGGGTTTCCAGTCATCCAGATCGTAATAGTTGGGAACCACCCACTCATAATTCTTACCGTTACGGCCTTCTTTGCCCTGGTGGTAGTGCATCCACGCATATGATTCAAAAATGCGAAAACTGCCAGGCATCAACGTGGGATAGCCAATACCAGTTTCTACATGTTGATGTCCGAGAAATTCGGACATGAGTTGCGAATGCGCATGGCCAAATGGGTGGCAAATAATATCCTGCGGCTTCAACCGTTCGCGCAGAGCGGGAATCAAGCGACGCTCAAAGAGTTGGTGGCCAACCGAGCCAACAGTTGCATCATTGCCATGAAAATCAGTTTCTGCCCTGGTGAATAGATCAGTGAACTCCTCGGCACTCATCATCTCCACATGCTCATCCGCACCGCCTTCACTTCCCGCGTTACTGTATTCAATTACCTTGTATCCCTGTCGCTGCATCATCTTTGGGAAGCGCAAAGCCTTACCCGTGAAGGCGCAGTGACTATAGGCAGCAGTATGCTGAGTGTGGAATATACCAACCAAGTGAAGTGTTGGCTTCATCGATGCCGATATCTAGATGCTAACAGTATAACATGCTCTGTACATTGACTGACATGCTTGGCTAGCGCTAAGGCAGTGTAGGCGCCGGCAGCGTGTACACACCATCTAGGTGCCCGGCCGCAAGGGCGGTTTGCAGCTCGGTGAGATGGTCGGCGGTGAACGTACCAGTGGCCAGGATGGCGTCGATGCTCTGCTGGATCGCGGGCTCACTGGGGCGGCCTGCTTTGGCGTCACCCATGAGCGCGATGAATTCCGTGATCAATGTGTTCATTGGCAGACTAACGAACGCTTGTTCGCGAATAGCAGTATAGACAGCACTGGTCATTAAGGTGTTCCAAAAAGAAACGTAATTCGCATTACCTTTCTTACGTTCCTGGATTTGCGCTGCGGTGGCAGGCGTTACCTGCCACGTCATCAGCCATTTTCCGTTTTGAAATACTGGGTTACCCTGATTTAAGTTTTGAGTGGCAGGATCATAAAAGGGTGCTGGCTGCTTTTCCACGGGAAAAACATTCCACTCTGCCAGTAGAGTTGCGGTGAACTCACTGGGAAAGCTAGTATTTGGATTGTCGCGTTTCAAGTCGCCTATTGAATAGGGATAAATCGAGACAATCTGGTCGGGAGCGAGAACGTACATGATTCTAGAAAAAAGAAAACTTACAGGTCATAAGACCAAATAGCGCTTTCATTAGTACCTATTACATAAAGTTTAGTGCCGTCCGACTTGAAAAATAGACCCGTAGCATTAGCTTCCTGTGCTGCTACTGAAAACGACTGCAAAAAACTAGCAGTACTAATATTCCATGGAGTTGATAGATTGTATTCGTATACGGCTCGCCCCGTCTGACCTATTACATAAACCTTGGTGCCGTCTGGTTTAAAAAATAAACCGCCAGGAAGTGTCTCCTGTGCTGCTACAGAAAACAATTGCAAAAAGCTAAGAGTGCTAATATCCCATGGAGTTGATAAATTGTATTCATTTATATCGTCTCCACTGGTCCCCGTTATATAAAGCTTGGTACCGTCTGGTTTGAAAAATAAACCCTGGGGGTTACTTTCTTCTAATGATATTGATTTTAGTTGCATGTAACTAGCAGTGCTAATATTCCATGCGGTTGATAAGTTGTACTCTAGTACGCTGTTGTTAGGGGTACTCCCCATTACATAAAGCTTGGTACCGTCTGGCTTGAAAAATAGATCACTGGGACTACCAGTTTGAGATGATACTGAGAATAACCGTAAAAAACTAGCAGTATTAATGTTCCATGGAGTCGATAGGTCATATTCATTTATATCGTCTCCAATGGAACCGATTACATAAAGTTTGGTACCGTCTGGTTTGAAAAATAAACCCTGGGGAAGGGTTTCTTGTGTCTCTACAGAGAAATAATTATTAGTTGGGCTGATATAAGATGCGGTACTAATGTTCCACGCAGTTGATAAGTCATATTCGCGCACGGCGTCTCTAGCGGCGCCTAATACATAAAGCTTGGTACCGTCTGGTTTTAAAAATAAACCGGTGGGAAGTACATCCTGTGCCAATACTGATTTAAACTGTAAGAAAGTAGCAGTGCTAATATTCCATGGAGTTGATAAATTGTATTCATTTACTTCAATTCCACTAGTACCTATTACATAAAGCTTAGTGCCGTCTGGTTTGAAAAATAAACCTTGAGGAGCAAGTTCCTGTGCCGATACTGATTTAAACTGTAAGAAAGTAGCAGTGCTAATGTCCCATGGAATTGATAAATCGTATTCATTTACTTCAATTCCACCAGTACCTATTACATAAAGCTTAGTGCCGTCTGGTTTGAAAAATAAACCCTGGGGGTTACTTTCTTGTAATGATATTGATTTTAGTTGCATGTAACTAGCAGTGCTAATGTCCCATGGAATTGATAAATCGTATTCATTTATATCGTCTCCGGTGGAACCGATTACATAAAGCTTAGTGCCGTCTGGTTTGAAAAATAAACCGTTCGGAGTGTCCTCCTCCGCTGCTACTGATTTCAACTGTAAAAAGCTAGCAGTGCCAATGTCCCATGCAGTTGATAGGTTATATTCGTATATATTATCTCCGGTGGAACCGATTACATAAAGTTTGGTACCGTCTGGTTTGAAAAATAGATCCCGTGAAGTGAGATCCTGTATCACTACCGAAAAAAAGTTGACCGGGGTCCCATCGTACTGGGCCGCACTTATATCCCATCCAGCATCCCCAGCCCCGCTAGCAGCCCTCAAGCCATGTGGATGTCTCATGCTACGTCTCCTACATAAGCGCCATATACCTGAGTGCCGACTTTCCAAAATTGGATTACAGTGTAACCGCTTATAGCCAAAGCTGGTGCGATGCCACCAGTCCACACCACACCCCCACTGCCCCATGTGGTGTCGGTCCACGTCAGCGTGTAAGCAGTGCCGTCATTTACCATCAACGTAACCGCCTCGCCCGCAGCAAAGTTAGTAGCTTTAGGAGTACGGCTAGCGCCCAGCGTAACTAATTGGACGCTGCCATTGCCAGGATCCACCTCAAACGCTGCTTCATCGGTAATGGTGAACACTTCTTCTAGAATTGTGCCAATAATTGCTGGATCTGTGATAGTGGACGTTCCAGCGCTATTGAGGACGATGCTGTTGCTCCCTGCACTTGGGTGCTTAAGGTTTGCTGTCAGTAAGGTGCTCATGATTCAGCCTCCGAGGGGTAGGGGTAGCGGCTGCGGATCTCGGCCACCTTGGCGTCGTAGTCAGTCTGCAAAGCTTCGCCGCGTTGGACCTGGAAGAACAGCGGGTCTGCTTCGGCGGTGAAGGCAACAGCGCGGGATTGCTGAGCGATGCGCCGGGGTTCGTCAGCCTCAAGGCGGGCAGCCTCAGTAGCGATTTCCTCAGCAGTGGGCTCGGTTTGGATCTGATCCAACCATTCCAGCTCATCACCACGCAGGACAAACTCAGCGTCAGGGCGGAGGCTTTGGATAGCCTTTACGGTCCAGTTCATGCTGCTACCTCCAGAAGGATGATGCGGGATCCAGTATTAGTAACTGCCGTGCGAAGTTCGCAGGAGCTTCCCGTTGTAGACGTTTTGCCTGTTACTTTATAAGTTGTGGCGGAAGTAGTAGCAGGGGAGTCTAAATACGTAAAGTCAGCCGACACTGCTCCGTAGCTAAAAGTATCGGTAGCCGGAGCCGAACCTATACTTGTAACTTTATTTGCAATAAGCGTTGAGTTCCGCACCAGGCCCATAGTGGCTTGAAAGGTAACAGAGCTTTTGATGGCAGCATCGGCAGTCATCGAGACAAGCACAAGTATCTTGCTTGTTGCTGAGCTTGGAGTAATGGTCGCGGTCGCTCCGGTGTCTACAGGGGTGGTGCTAACGATTGTTGCAGTTGTTCCGTACTCTGCGCTCACAACCTGCAAAATGTTTCCCGCCCGGTTGATCCGATCCAGTGTGCCACCGGTTGTGGGCAGG